TAGAAAGCACCAAAGACGATAAAGAACTTTACTTCCGTAAGGGCCAACTTAACATCTTAGGTACTATACTGAACTTAGAAGAAACAACACGCATAGGTCAAGAGGAGTCTCAAAGAGAAGATGACCCTTTAGTTGATACTTACGCTGATGTTTAAATACTACGATTACCGATGTGCCTTAGGGCATGTCAATGAACATATGGTTAAAGGCTCACCAGACACACAACTGTGTAAAACCTGTAAAGCTGAAGCAACCAGACAACTTTCCTCTCCCCGTTCAATGTTAGACCCCTTCTCTGGCGACTTCGCTGGTGCAACTATGAAGTGGGCCAAAGACCATGAACGTGGTAGAGCAAAAGCAGAGAAAGCCAACTCCTAATCCTAGGAAGCTTTCATTTTCAATCCCTCTCCACAATACTAAGGTACGGAGTTTAATATGGCAGCAGTTATCCTCGATGAGGAGTTAGAAAGCGAGCGTTTTGATAGCTTAAACGACATGGCACAAGATTCACCAGAATCACAGGAGCCTATGCAGGCACAACCTGAGACAACTGAAGATGAAGTGCCCGACAAGTACAATGGTAAATCACTTGAAGATGTAGTTAGGATGCACCAAGAGGCTGAAAAGCTCCTAGGTCGCCAAAGCTCTGAAGTAGGTGACTTACGTAAAGTAGTTGACAGTTATATCAACACACAACTCGATACGCAAACCTCCAGCACAAGCGGAGCAAGCGAACCAGATGAAGAAATAGATTTTTACTCTGACCCTGAAAAGGCAATGAGTCGAGCAATTGACAACCATCCGTCAGTGAAAGCAGCAGAGCAGTCTACGAGAGCTTATAAACAGCAAACCTCAATGGCTACCCTTAAAGAAAGTCATCCAGACATACCTGAGATTGTAAATGATCCTAAGTTTGCTGAATGGATTCAAGCTTCACAGATTAGAACTCGAATGTTTGTTGCAGCCGATCAGCATTTTGATGTAGAAGCAGCTAATGAACTTTTTGGTTTATGGAAAGATCGCTCAGGTGCTATTAATCAAACAATTAAAGCTGAAAAAGAAGGAAGACAGAAAGCTGTCCGAGAAGGGTCAAACGGTTATGCACGTGGTAATCCAGACTCAAGTTCTTCCAAGAAAATCTATAGACGAGCTGATATTATTAAACTTATGAAAACAGACCCCGAACGCTACTTAGCTCTCTCAGACGATATTCAAAAAGCATACGCTGAGAAGAGGGTCAAATAACCTTAACATAGAGAGAAATTTAAAATGGCAACTTCCGTATATCCCGCAACAGGCGGCATGGTAGATAACACTTCAGCAGCAACTTTCATCCCCGAAATTTGGTCTGACGAAGTAATTGCAGCGTATGAGAAATCACTTGTACTTGCGCCTTTAACTAAGAAAATTGCAATGCAAGGTAAGAAAGGCGATACTATTCATATCCCTAAGCCTACCCGTGGCGTTGCGTCAGCTAAGGCTGAAAACACAGCAGTAACTATTCAAAATGCTACAGAAGGTGAAGTACAAGTAGTCATTAACAAGCACTTTGAATACTCACGTATGATCGAAGATATTACTAACGTACAAGCACTTGCTTCGCTACGTCAGTTCTACACTGGTGATGCTGGCTACGCCCTAGGTAAGCAAGTAGACGATGATCTATTTACCCTTGGTAAGTCCTTTGGTGATGGTGATGGTTCTAACTTTGTTACTTCCGCTACCTTCTACAACGATGTTTCTACAGGCACAACTGCTTATGCTGTTGACCAAGTAGTCGTTGGAGACATCTTTGATGATAGCTTCCTACGTGATATGATTCAAAAGATGGACGATGCAGACACCCCTATGGATGGACGCTCACTTGTAATCCCACCTGCTATGCGTAATGCAATCATGGGTGTTGATCGTTATGTAAGCTCTGACTTTGTTAATGGTCAAGGTGTTGCTAATGGTAAGATTGGTGAGTTGTACGGTGTGGATATTTATGTATCTACTAACTGTCCAGTTCTTGAGACTGCTTCTGAAAACTCTGCTGGCGGTGCTATCCGTGGCGCATTGTTGTGTCACAAAGACACAATGGTACTTGCAGAACAACAGGGCATCCGCTCTCAAACACAGTACAAGCAAGAGTTCTTAGGAACCTTGTATACTGCTGACCGTTTGTACGGTACTCAAGTATTACGTCCAGAGACTGGCTTCATTATGGCAGTCAACGGTTAAACTTAACTAACCAACAAAAGGAGTCTTTAGTATTACTGGAGACTCCTTTTTTTTAATTTACTTCTGGTTCTTCACCAGATAAGCCCTTTTTAGGAGTAACATATGCCTACAGTAAACGGTAAGAAATACCCATACACAGAAGCAGGTAAGAAAGCAGCGGCTAAGGCCAAAGCCAAAAAGAAGACTAAGAAATAATGTACGCTGTAGTTATAGCTATCATGCTAGCAGGAGGAGGTGAACCTAAGCCTCCTTTGTTAGTTTCTAGCTACAGCACTCTTAAGGCTTGTAGAGAGGAGCTGGTAGAGGTCAGTAAGCTTCCCAACTTTAAGCTGGTAGTTAGCCCATTACTGAGCTATTCAGTAGCTAAGGAAGTGGAAGGTAGCACTACAATGGCTTTTTGTATTAAAAATGTGGAGAGTATATAATGTGCCTAACTATAGCAGCAACTGAAGTTTACCCTACGTACTTTAGCCCTTCACAGGCTCCTGTAGGCTCTGTGCTGCTTGTTGAGCCACAAGTAATACGTGACTATGACTATAGCCCAATACAGCCTCAGAAGCCTCCCTACGAGCTTACAGCGGATTACTACGCAAAGAGGTTATGGGTATGTTAGCCGAGCTTATGGTTGCTAACGCAGCATTTAAAGTTATAAAGCAAACCTTATCCAATGGCAGAGAGCTAATGGATGCAGGGCAAGCTGTTAATGCTTACTTTGGTGCTGAGAAGGATATAAACATTAAAGCTGCGAATAGCTCAGGTACTGATGTACTAGAAGCATTCCAAGCTAAGAAACAATTAGAGAAACAAGAAGCCGAGCTTAAGTTTATCTTAAACAAACAATCGCTCTTAGGCTATCACGAGTTTCAACAGTTCAAAGCTCAGTTTAGTAGGGACAGGAAGGAAGCTGAGAAAGAAAGACTAAGAAAGAAAGCCGCTAGTGCTAAAGCACTTCAGGAAAACCTAGGAATAGCTATTAAAGTAGCTTCTGTTTTACTACTTATCATGGGTGCCTTGTTTGGTGTTACCCTTTACCTTCGAGAATAAACATGACTGATCACTTGACACAGAAAGAGAAAGAAGAGATAGCCGAGTTAGCAGCAGACAAAGCATACGAAAGGTTCTATCTTGCCGTAGGTGAATCAGTCACTAAAAAGATATTATGGATTATAAGCGCAGCAGCTTTTGCGGTTTGGCTTTACTTTAAAGAAGGAACATTCTAATGCCCGACAATAAGTTAACTAAGCTAGGCCTTACAGGTTACAACAAACCTAAGCGTACACCTAACCATCCTAAGAAGTCTCATGTAGTAGTAGCTAAGGAAGGTGGAGTAACCAAGACAATACGCTTTGGTGAGCAAGGTGCTAGCACAGCAGGTAAACCTAAGGCTGGTGAGTCAGAGGCTATGAAAGCTAAACGTAAGTCATTCAAGGCTCGTCATGGCGCTAATATAGCTAAAGGTAAGATGAGCGCAGCATATTGGGCAGATAAAGCTAAATGGTAACAGGAGTGCAGCATGGGCATATTAAATACAATTTTTGGTAGTGGCGACGTAATAACAAAAGGCATGGACTTGATTGATTCTTTTCACACTTCTGATACTGAGATGATTGAAGCTAAGACTAAAGCTAAAACAGACCTAATGACAGCATATGCACCATTCAAGATTGCACAACGCTACTTAGCTCTGATGTTCGGAGGTACTTATATACTCTCCTATATTATGGTAATCGTTATGACTTTTATAGGCAAAGATACAGTAGCAGTCCAAGGCATCTTAAGTGAGTTTCAAATTGATTGGATTATGTTAAGTATTGTAATGTTCTATTTTGGCGGTGGTCTAGCGGATAGCATCAAAGGTAAAAAAGGAAAGTAAACAAATGAAAACGTTCAAGCAATTAGTAAACAATGTACTTATCCGACTAAGGGAGCGTGAAGTATCCTCTATTGATGAGAACAGCTACTCTAAGCTCATTGGTATCTTTGTACATGACGCTATAGAATCTATTGAGACTGCATGGCAGTGGTCTAACTTACGTGAAACTATTACTGTAACTACATCGTCTGGTGTGTCTACTTATGTTCTTACA